ATGGCCGCTGGTGGCAAACGCAAAAAGACGAACAAGACAACAGCCGAAGGCGGGTTGAACCCGCACTGGCGCAAGACGTTTCTCGCTCATCTCGCCGAAAGCTCGAACGTCACCGCCTCCGCCAACAAAGCGGATGTATCGCCGAGCCACGCCTACAAACTTCGGCGCGAAAACCCCGAATTCGCCCGCCAGTGGCTCGCCGCATTGTGGGAGGGTTACGTCCATCTCGAAATGGAAGTCCTCCGCCGACTGAGGGATGGTGACCAGAAAACCGAAGCCAGTGACAAGTACGATTTCGCCAACGCCATCCGGTTGCTCGGCGCGCACCGCGACAATGCGGCCCGCGCTCAGGCCGAACAACGCAATGTCAGTGCTGCCGAAGTGCGCGCGTCGATTGACCGCAAAGTCGAAGCGATCCGGCAACAGGTGCAGAACGAGAAGCGCCGCAAGGCCGATCGCAAGTGACGGCGGCGCTGAACTGGCTGGATCAGGCGCCAGCCTCGGCACGTCAGAGGATTGCCAATTCGCTGAACGATCAAGAACGCGCCGAGTTTGACTTTCACTGGACGATGAACGCCCGCGAGGCACAGCTCGCCCCGCCCGGCGCGTGGCGCATCTGGTTGATTATGGCCGGACGCGGCTTTGGCAAGACGCGGGCTGGGGCAGAATGGGTTCGGATGATCGCCGAAAGTCATAGCGAAGCACGGGTCGCGCTGGTTTCTGCGTCGCTGGCGGAGGCCCGCGCAGTGATGGTGGAAGGCGAGAGTGGCATTATTGCCTGTTCTCCGCCCGAACGGCGACCGCAATTCGAACCGTCGCTACGGCGGCTGCGCTGGCCCAATGGAGCACAGGCTCAGCTGTTCTCAGCTGCCGAACCGGAAAGCTTACGAGGCCCGCAAAACAGTCACGCATGGTGTGATGAGATCGGCAAATGGCCGCTGGCACATGACCGTGCCACGCGTTGCTGGGACAACCTCCTAATGGGGCTGCGGCTCGGCAAGGAAACGCAAATTACAGTGACGACCACCCCACGGGCGGTGCCTCTGGTTCAACGATTGCTGGCTCAGGAAGAAAGCGGCGATGCGGTCCTCACGCGAGGATCGACCTATGACAATGCCAACAACCTGCCGCGACGTTTCCTCGACGCGATGGAAAGCGAGTTTGCCGGAAGCCAGCTTGCCCGGCAGGAAATCGGTGGCGAGTTGCTGAAGGATATCGAGGGTGCATTGTGGTCGCGCTCTTTACTTGAACGAGTGCGCGAAAGCGGGCCGTGTCCCGAACATCGCCGGATCGTAGTCGCGGTCGATCCGCCTGCCTCAGCGAGCGGTGACGAGTGCGGCATTGTGGTCTCCGCGCTTGGTGAAGACGGCATTGGCCGAGTGCTCGCGGATTGCTCAGTCGCGGGCGCACAGCCCGATGGCTGGGCCCGAGTGGTCGCCAATGCCGCGCAAGAATGGAAAGCTGATCGAGTCGTCGCCGAGGCCAACCAAGGCGGTGCGATGGTCGAAAGCGTGCTGCGCGCGGCTAACTCAGCGCTGCCGATCAAGCTGGTCCACGCCAGCCGCGGCAAAGTAGCGCGGGCCGAACCAATCGCGGCACTCTACGCCGCAGGCCGAGTGCGGCATTGCGGGGGCTTCCCGCAACTCGAAGACCAATTGTGCGGCCTGATGATCGGCGGCGACTATGCCGGACCCAAAGCAGGCAGGGGTCGCAGCCCGGACCGCGCAGACGCACTGGTCTGGGCGCTGACAGAACTGATGCTTGGACGCGCAACGCGGCCAGGCGTGCGAACGATCTAAGACAAAGGAATAGCAATGGCATTGCTCGATACACTGCTCGGCGCCTTCAAGGGCGCTGAGGAAAGCCGCGTGCCGCTTGCACCCGGTTTCCTGCAGGGCTGGATGCCCGCTTTCGAGGGCGGAAACGCAGTCCGGCACTTCGACTATCACACCGCAGTGCGCGATAGCTTTCTGAGCAATCCTGTGGCGCAACGGGCGGTGCGGATTGTTGCCGAGGGCGTCGGTCAGGCACCGCTTGCGAGCAACGATGCGAAGCTTTCAGCGCTCGTCAACGCGACAAGCGCGGGTCAATCTCTGGTCGAAACGCTCGCCACGCAGGTTTTGCTGCATGGCAATGGTTACGTGCAGATCATCAAGGATGCAGCGGGCAAACCGATCGAACTGTTTGCCTTGCGACCGGACAGAGTGTCGGTCGTCGCCGGAGAGGATGGGTGGCCTTGCGGCTATGAGTACCGCGTCGGATCGGAGCGGATATCGATTGCGCTCGAAGATGAAGATGGATGGCCCAACATCATCCCCATCAAGGCAATGCACCCGCTTGAAGATCACTATGGAGCGGGGGCGTTGGCCGCGGCGATGCAGGCCGTTGCGATCCACAACGCCGCTGCCGAGTGGAACCGCGCATTGCTTGAAAACGCCGCGCGGCCTTCCGGTGCGCTGGTGTATGAGGCCGGTGATGGGGCCGGCCTTACAACCGATCAGTTTGCGCGGCTCAAATCCGAACTGACCGAAGCATTCTCAGGCTCGGGCAATGCCGGTAGGCCAATGCTGCTCGATGGCGGACTCAAGTGGCAGAGCATGGCCTTGTCACCTGCTGATATGGACTTCGCGACACTGAAAAGTGCGGCTGCGCGCGAGATTGCTCTGGCGTTCGGCGTGCCACCAATGCTGCTCGGCCTGCCGGGGGACAACACCTATTCGAACTATCGCGAAGCCAACCGCGCGCTGTGGCGGCTGACGCTGTTGCCGCTGGCGGACAAACTGTTCTGCGCTGTGAGTGAGGGTCTTTCGTCTTGGTTCCCGGATGCAACGCTCGGCATTGATCTCGACCAGATCACTGCACTTTCTGAAGACCGTGAACGCCTCTGGAAACAGGTATCGGACGCCGAATTCCTCACCCGTGCCGAGAAACGCGCAATGCTCGGGCTTCCCCCAGAGGAACCAGAAACGGAGATCGCGCCATGACCCGCCCAATTGATCACGGCGAGATGCTTGCCAGCTTGATGGCACAAGCAAACCAGGACGGTGCCGATGTCATGACTCTGCGGGCAATCGTCGAAGAAACCAGCGAGCTCGCCGCTGACCGAGTGCTGACACGTCTGGGTTTGGGCGACGCCGAGGCGCAGGATGATCTCAATGAGCTTCGGGAGCTGCTGAGCGCGTGGCGCGATGCCAAGACCAGCGCGTGGAAGGCCTTTATCGAATGGGCGATCCGCGCAGTGCTGGCGCTGCTGTTGATCGGGATCGCAGTGCGACTTGGCGTGTGGAGGCTGGTTACGTGAGCAGCCCGGTCCGATTTGCAGGTTACGCCGCCTTGTTCGACATTGCAGACGCCGACCGCGATGTGATCCGCTCCGGCGCGTTCACTCAGACGCTGGCCGCTCGCGAGACATCCTTTCCCTTGTTGTGGCAGCATCGGCCGGACCGACCGATTGGGACGGTCGAAGCGATCGCAGAAGACGAACGAGGCCTAAGAGTGATTGCGCGGATCGACAAAACCGACAGCCGTGCCGCTGTCGCGCTGAATCGAGGCACCATCAGCGGTCTAAGCTTCGGCTACCGCGCCCGCACTGCACACCATTCAGATATCGGCCGTGAATTGCTCAGCATCGACCTGTTCGAAGTTAGCCTGGTCACCAGTCCGCTGCAGCACGGCGCCCGCATTCATTTGGTTGTTTAGCCTCAACCGCCGGCGGCTGCGTCCGCAGCCTCGGCTATCCTCGCTCCCTCTGGTCGCTGCGGGCGGCCGGTCGGCCTTGCGGTCGCTTCGCGACCGTTTCTTGCAAACCTTACCTCGCGTGGTCGCCTTTGGGCGGCCTTTTTCATGCCCAACAGAAAGGCCCACTACCCCATGGATATCACTGTCACACCAACGGTCCCCAATGCCCCTTGCGACCCGCTCGAAGAAAGCTTCGACATTGTAGCTCGCCAAGACCAGACCGAAGCCAACGTCGCGACGCTGCGCGAGGATGTGGACGAAGTGAAAGCACGACTCGACAAGGTTTCGCGCGCGGCTTCGCGCCCCGCCATCGGCGGTTCGGCTATAGCTAGCGAGGAAGTGAAAGGCTTCGTTGATGGCTATCTGCGGCGCGGTCGGGAGACCGAAATCAAATCGATAAGCGGTGCCAACCCCTCCGATGGCGGCTATGCCGTACCGCAGCAGATCGATGCGATTATCGCCCGCGAATTGCACGAAATCAGCCCGATCCGCTCCATCGCGCAGATCGTTCAGACCGGCACTGCAGGCTATCGCAAGCTTGTCGCAACCGGCGGAACGGCCTCAGGTTGGGTCAGCGAAACCGCTGGCCGACCCGAAACCGACACGCCGAACTTCGCCGAAATCGCGCCGCCGACGGGTGATCTCTACGCCAATCCCGCTGCCAGCCAATCGATGCTGGACGATGCCGCTTTCGATATCGAGACTTGGCTCGCCAACGAAATCGCGATCGAGTTCGCCCGCGCCGAAAGCTCGGCATTTGTGGGCGGAACGGGCATCGATCAGCCTGAAGGCTTCCTCAGCGTGCCAACCAGCACCGTCGATGACGCCGTTCGTTCCTTCGGAACGCTGCAATATGTTGGCTCGGGCGATGCCGATGGCTTCGATGCCTCACCCGAGGCAAAGCTGATCGACCTGATCCACTCGATGAAAGCGGGGCATCGGCAGGGCGCCAGCTTTGTGATGAATTCAGCCACGCTGGCAACGGTGCGTAAACTGAAGACCGCCGATGGGGCGTTTCTGTGGCAACCCGGCATGGTCGAAGGTCAGCCTGACCGCCTGCTTGGTTATCCGGTGGTCGAAGCCGAAGACATGCCAGATGTCGCTGGCGGCGAATTCCCCATAGCATTCGGCAATTTCCGCCACGGCTATCTGATCGCGGAGCGGAGTGCGACACAAGTGCTGCGCGATCCGTTCTCGAACAAGCCATTCGTCCACTTCTACGCGACCAAGCGCGTGGGCGGCAAAGTGCTCGATTCAAACGCTATCAAGCTGCTGAAGATCGAAGCCTAGCGCCGCAGCGGCAAGGTCGAGTCCCCCTTCTCCCTTGCCGAACCCTGCACCCGCGCCGCCTGGTTGCGGTCCTCCCGCCAGCAAAAGCGGCGCGGGTGCACTTTTTCATGTGATTGTGGGAGACCGCTATGCGGCGGACTATTGTGCAGCCAGCTGATCTTAACGGCGCAGCGCTGACCGAATTCAAAGACTGGCTCGGGATCAGCCGATCAGGCGAAGACCAATTGCTGGCGGAGCTGTTGACAGCAAGCCTTGCGACCTGCGAAGCGTTTACAGGGCAGGCTCCGCTGGAGCAGGTGATCGAAGAGCGTGTGTCGGTCAAGCAAGGCCGATACTTCCTCAGCGTGCGACCTGCGCGATTGCTACTCAATGCCGAACTGATTGCACAGGATGGCACACGAACCTCACTAGGGGGGCAAGGTCATGGCTTCGAACTGAACCATGAAGGCGTCGCAATTGCAGATCTGAAGTTCGATCTCGAAGGCCAAGCTGTCGCGGTTCAATTGCTTGTCGGCATCGCGAACGATTGGACGGCGGTGCCGAAAGCCTTGCGTCAGGGCATCATCCGTCTCGCAGCACATTACTATCGCGACCGCGACCATGAGCGCAACTCGCAACCTCCCGCCAGTGTGACAGCACTTTGGCGTCCGTGGCGCACAATGAGGCTGACATGATCACGGGTGCGTTGGCGGCCGAATCCAGTCGCATTTTTGAACACCTTGAAACGCGCAGCAAGCGCTTGGGGGAGGAGCGTGTCCGTTACCTCGCCCAGGCGCTGGGTAATTCCGAGCACCGTTGGCGTTCTGCCGCAGCGCTTTGGCCCGACCTTGGATTGGAGTGATCGGCGATGGAAAACCACTTGCGCGCGGCGCTGGTCACCTGGCTCCGCGATGATCCTGCGCTTGCCGACATAAACACTATCGAAGAGGAAAGCCCCCTCAAAGCGAGCGCGCCTTGGCTTGGCATTGCTGCCAGCGCATCGAGCGATTGGGGTACGAAAGATCGCCCGGGTCGCGAAATTCGAATCGCCATCGAGCTGGAAAGCCGATCCGACAACACCGACGCCGATGCTGCTTTGTTGAGCGCAATCGAGCGCCGCGTGCTCAACCTGCCACCGTTCCACGCGGGCTTCGAACTCGCCTCAATCCGTTTTCTGCGCGCCCGCAGCGAACAGCGCGATTTCAATCTTCGCGGTGCGCTGTTCGAATTCCGTTTCCGCATTCTCGAACCTCTCACGGAGTAAGCCCTATGCCAGCCCAAAACGGCTCTGCCTTCCTGCTCAAGATCGGCGACCGGGAAAACCCGGTTGCTTACGAAACTGTCGCCGGCCTGCGCACGACTCAAATGACAATCAACGGCGACACGGTCGTTGTGACGCATAAGGAGTCCGGCGGGTGGCGCGATTTATTATCCGGCGCTGGCACACGGTCGGTATCGGTCGGTGCCGCTGGGATATTCCTAGGCAGCACCGCCGAAAGCGCAGTGCGCGCCCATGCCTTGGCCGGGACGCTCGACGATTACGAGTTATCATTCGAGGACGGTGAGCGGCTGCGCGGACGGTTCCTGGTGCAACGCCTCGACTATTCGGGCGATTTCAATGGCGAGCGCAATTACACGCTGCAATTGGAGAGTTCCGGTCCGGTTGTGCCTGCGTGACCCGGTCTGCCAATACTCTGCGCGGTGAGGCCGAATTTACGGTCGACGACGAGAACCTCGTGTTGCGACCCAGCTTCGACGCGTTGGTGGCCGCCGAACAGGAACTGGGACCGCTCTTCGCCATGGTCGAACGCGCGTCAGAAGGGGCGTTGACGCTGACCGAAATCAGCGGCTTGTTGTGGCATTGCGTGACTATCGATCCGCGACCGCCACGTGAGAAGATCGGTGATGCGGTTCTCGATTGCGGGCTTGTCGCTGCACTCAAGCCGATCCGAGTCATTCTCGCGCAAGTTCTGCAAGGGCGACAATGAGCGAGAACTTCAGCGAGAGCGCTCCGTATTGGTGCGGTGTCGCTGCGCGCCTGTTGGGCTGGCGGCCAATTGAATTCTGGCAGGCGACCCCCGCCGAACTCGCCACTGCGCTGCGCGATCCAACCGAAGAACAGGGCATTGCGGGTCCAAGTCGCGACCGCATCGCCCAAATGATGGAGCGCGATAGCAATGGATGACACTTTGGACGAGCTGGTGATCGACGTGCGAGCGACCACTGAAGGTTTTACCGCCGATATCGAATCGATGCGCAGCACGCTCGACACCTCGTTGATCGATGGCTTCAGCAAGGCCGGGGGTGTGCTTGAAAACAGCCTATCATCGGCATTGCGAAAGGGCAGTTTGGGTTTTGACGATCTGAAGAAAATCGCCCTGCGCTCTCTCGATGAAATTGCATCACACGCACTGAGCTCAGGTCTCGGTTCACTATTCGGCGGATCGGGTGGCGGATTGGGCGGAATAATCGAACAATCGCTCGGCGCCCTGTTGGGACTGCCCGGCCGCGCAACCGGTGGGCCGGTCTCTCCTGGTCGCGGCTATATCGTCGGCGAACGTGGGCCTGAAATCTTCGTGCCGACTGCTTCGGGCCGGATCGAAAACAATCCCGGGTCCGGTGGTGGGCGCGATGTCAGTGTAGCAATCCAACTCGCCGCTCCGCGCGGAACGGCTGCACCGACTGCGATGCAGCGTTCCTCACGCCAAGTCGCCAGCGCGGTTCGGCGCGCGATTCAGAACAGTTAGGCGGAGATCAACCCCATGGCATTTTGGCTGGCGCAACGGCGTCACGCTCAGGAATCGAGCTATATTCAGCGCTTCGACCCACGCTTCTGGACGGTCAACTTTCCGCGCCCGGCGATGGCTTCTGTTGTGGCGACCGGCGCGGATTCGTTGCGGGTCGATGTCGAGCTGCATCACGAAGGTGAACTGGTCGGGCTGATCTGGGATCGCGTCGACTCGCTCGATCACCCGCTGCTC